TCATTGATCTTTAGTTCTAAATCGAAGAGACCACCAGCATCTATAAGCTCTACAATGATAGTACCTTCGTCAACTGTTAAAGTTAATGCAGTGTCAGCTATAATTAAAGCATCAGCATTGAAGGCAGCAGCTAAACCTACAGCTACTACATTAGTGCCTCTATTACTTGAGCCTGCGCCGGGACTATTGAAGGTTGCAGTTACTGAGCTTGAGCCTGTTATGGTACTTGTCCATGTTATGGTAGCTGTGTAGTCACTATCTGCTTGCTCTATCTTAACGAAGAAGCCTGCAGCTTTATTAGTGGTGACTATAGGAAATATTAAGCCATCACCTATAGTAACTGAGTTATTAGTAATGATTGTAGTATCAGCACTTGTAGCTGACCTGAAGGAGTTCCTAGCGGTAGCACCTGAGGGGATATTGAAGTATCCCTCTGTGGCTGCTGCACCTATAGGTGTCTTTATGAGTGTGTCAGTTGTACGACCGTCTGTAAGATCCCATATACGTACTGACTGTTTACCTGCTGTGGTGTCTTCAATACGCATGAAGTAAGGAGTACCTTCAGAGTCCTCAAAGTATTGTGTGAAGCTGTCTTCAGTTATCTCTGAGTCTACTTCAGCTATCTCTCTAATAATGTCTTGAGATGAACGCTTAGTGAGACCTACTGATACATCTGGAAGCATATTAATAGACTCTTCTACTTGGCTGGGGAGCCTTACAGGGTCTGGCTGTCTCGATACACCACCTAATAGCGGTTCTGCTGGTATCAGTGGCATATTATCTCCTAATAAACTCTACGGACGTATGGTTGTAATGATGGGCTGTGAAGCATGGACTTCTTAGTCTCTGTGACCTCTACAGCCATGGCTAAGTTACGTGCTTGTTGTTCTTCTATTAAATCAAATTGATGCTTCTTCTCATTAGCTATAAACCGCTGTTGATACTTGCGGGCTGCTACTTTCTGGAAGTAAGTTCTATGTTGTACTGGTAGTTCATCCCAGTCTAAGAGTATCTTCATCTTGACTGTTATTGAGTTGGTGAACAAGTAGGTTGAGTTACGCATGTCATATACAAAGTCACCACGTAGGGCTAACTCATGCTCCTGAAAGCGTGTGCTTATAGATACTACATTCTGAGCTACCTGTATCTTACTTGTGATAGCATCTGGAATGAGTTCCTTCTCTAGCTCTGTATTCATATGCCAGAACTGAGTGTCAGCTTGCATCTCCATGATTACTTCTTGGAGTGTCTCATGGGCTCGTGTAGCGTTCCTAGGGATGTCTACAAGTCCATTCACAGGGTTCTCACCTGCTTGAGCTAAGATTCTATTGAGAGCCTGTAGCTCTGTGATTCTTGCATTTGTCATACTTGGGCCTCAATCTTTGGTTTCTTTGGTGGCATGTTACGTACTGTGTCGTAGCCTTTGATAGCTCCTGCACCTGTTACCGCTGCCATGATGGCTGCTACAATCTCAGGGGGTATTCCTAGGAAGCCTAGAGCCTTAGTGATTCCACCTGACACTGCAGGGGAACTATGAGAGCGCTTCTGTTCAGCTGTGGCTACTTCCTTAGAGATCTCTTCTGTGTATATCTCTTTAGTTAACAGCTGTATGCCTGACTCAGTGAGGACCTCTTGGACTTCTGTAGTCTTCGTTATCGTTTCTCTCTCAGTCTCTTTAAGTACATCTGTACGTGACTGCCATATAGTGCAGCCTGAGAAGAACATCAAGAGACCTAGAGATAGTATTAGTTTGTTAATCATGATATTCCTTTCTATAGGGTCTAAGTTGCCTTAGTTAAAGGCCCCTACTGCCGTTAAGCAGCAGGGGATATTTATTATGTATGGTAGATAGTGTAAGCACTTTCGTTACGCAGGATACCAGTACCTTGGAAGGTCTTGGCTGCAATAACAGTACCTTGAACACGAACTTCATAACCATCGGTTTCAGTCGTAATAGGAGTTGCAGTTACTTGCATAGCTGCGTTACGTTCCCAGATTACTGCTGTCAAGTTAGTGAAATCACCGTCATAAACGTTACCGTCTAAAGGATCAGCTGCCACAACACCATTAGGCATGTGGTTAGTCATGAGAACACGGATACCCGCAACCATGATCACTTCACGTACTTTATTGATACCACCGTTAAGACCTTCATTCAAGTCTTGATTGATGACGTCATTCTCTTGTGCTAAGAGGTGGAACACAGTAGGATTAACTACACAGTTCAAGCCATGCAAACTAACGTTGTTAGCTGCGAAAGCTGCACGAGCGGTAAACAGTTCTGCTACGAGAACAGCCATGTCCGTGTCACTATTAGCAACTGCAGTAGTACCACCAGTAGGACCACCAGTTACAGGAGCCGCAGCTACTGAAGCGAGTGCCAATACTTGGATATTACGAGTGTCGATCTGATCAGAGATAGAACGAGCTAACTCAGCTGAATATGGACCACGTTCTTCGTAGTGATTCAAGATGTGTTCAGCTTTATCCATAAAGGTATGTGCTATAATTGGACGGTCATCAACACTGATGTCCACTTTGTTTGTTAAGATCGTATCACCTAAGACTTCAGTACCAGCAACGTGGTAGCCTGCAGTCGTTTGACCAATACGGTCGAACTGTTTCGTCTTAGAGTCAACAATAGTAGACTGACGAATCAGAGCAGAGGTTAAGTTACGATCCATGTAATCTGACAATACTTCTTGACCAAAGAGGGTAAGGTTATTGGCATATACGTCACCAGCGCCATTGGCTTGTTCTGGTGAACTAAAATTAGTAATAGCGGTCATGCTATTTTCCTTTGTTAATGTTTTGCTAATTTACTAAGTTATTTCGCTTAGAGATTATCCTAAAGCTACTCCCTCAAGAGTATCACAGGGTCAATTAGTTTGAACTCAACATATTATGCAAAGGGTTGTTTACTTCCAGCTACATACTGAAAGTTATTGTATACCACCACATTCTGCAGAAATGTAGTGATTTAGTATTCTGAGGCACCTAATGCCGCCCCTCAAGTTGCTACCAGAGGAGGAGGTTGTAGGGCTCCTAAGGAGAAGCATTAGATGCCTCAGGGTTATTTAGAATTTTGAACGGAGAGCTTTAGCTTCCATCTTCTTACGGAACTCAGGGTCACGCTTGTACTCAGGGCTTGCCATAACTGCGAGCATCTCCCCTTGAGTGGCGAATGAGTCTACTTGAGGTCCACCTGCTGAAGGAATACCATCAACATTTGAGCCTTGATCTACTGCAACTTCACCACCTGCTTCTTTCCATTTACCTAAGAGGTCATTGACCATCTCATCTTGGAAGCGTTTGCTGCCTGATTGAACACCAGCATTAAACTCTGCATGATAGGCTTCATCTAGGTTGTCCTTCGCCCATGCTATTGCAGTGTTATATGCATCAGCCCCACCTTCATATTTAGAAAGTAGTTCTGCTTGTTGTCGTGCGTTCTCGTCATTCCTAAGTTGAATGAACTGATTTACAGTATCGTTGTTTAAACCACGACCATCCAATTCTGTGAATGACTCAGCGGATAACTCACCGTTAGCTGCATATTCTTGGTAGTACTTATCGAAATTAATATGAGTTGTCTCTTCGACTTCTACTACAGGTTCAACTTTAGGTTGAATTGGAGCTGTGGCCTGTTGGCTCATCTTCTGTTCAAGTTCTTTATAGCTAGCATTATAAGCAGCCATGTCTGTAAACTTTTCGGGAAGACCTTCAGGCCGCTCCGTTACTACTTCATTTTCTTCTGTCATTACCTACTCCTCTAGGGTTCTTATTGTTGTGGGGATGGTGCACCTTGCATAGCTTGAGTCATGGTGTCACCTAGCTGTTGAGCACCTTCAGGATGGGCCATAGCTGCCTTAGCTAAATCTACGCCTGTCTCTGTTGCTACCTGAGCTGATTGTTGTTGTTGTGCTGCATCTGCTTCACCTTGCTTAGTCTCTTCAGACTTAAGTAAACCAGTAGCATTAATTGTATGTGCATTGATCATTCGTAACAAGAGTTCATCAGGTACAAGACCTTGACCCATTGTTTCTAAGCCCGGCACTTGTGCTGCAAGACCTAAGTCTGTAAGCAAAGCATTGAGTCTATTACGATCATTACCACGACCTAAGGCACTGATGCCTGTGATTATGGATGTCTTAAAGTCCTTAGCGGTATCCTTATTGATCATGCCTTTAGAGATCATGAACTTAAGTGTGTTGTGCGCTAAGCGTTGCTGTAGTTCAACTGCAAGACGACTGAATGTACCACCTAAGGCACTATCTATCTCTTCTGCAATTGACTGAAACTCAGCTGCTGTTACACGTTCAGCGTCTCTGCGAGCTGCCATCTTGGACATGAATGCTATATTGAGGTCGGCTTTAACTTGAGCTTCTGCTGCAAGAGCAACCTGAAAGTCTGCATTCTTTTCTACCTTGATAGCGAATACATCGTCACGTTCTGCTCGTACAAAGCCACCGTTCTCGGTGTTAAGCAATTCATCTGCTGAAGTAACACTTGAGGGACGTACACCAAATACAGTACGACCTGCTATAAGAGCACCTTCAACAACTGACCTACGGAGCCCATTAGCTGAGCCTAAGTCTGCTAGGATGCCTTCAACAAAGCCTGAGCCATATTGAGCACCTGTCACACGATTGAATGCAATGTCATACCAAGGGAGATCCTCAGTCTTAAAGGTTTGCTTCGTAGACTTCAATAGATGACCATTAAGTTCTTGAATCGTTACCCACTTATTAGCTGACATCTTCTCAATGTTGGTATACAGACCAAGCTTAGTGACATCTGTCTTACCCATCATGAGCATCTCATCTGGTATGTGAGCTTCTTCTTGTATCTTCTTAGAGAGGTTCTTAGGGTCCACAAACTCTTGTGTGATGTACCGGAGTACAGTCCCTGAGCCATCTCTTACGTTGACATGTTGATTCAGCTTGAATGCCCTCAAGGAGTTATCCTTAGGGTTCTGATAAATTAGTACTTGCGCTAAAAGGAATTGTCGTAATATTTCATGTAGGTCTGCTCGTGCAGTTCCACCTTCAAGTAACTCAAGAGCTTGATTTTCAATCTTTCTGAGTGATTGGTCTAACTCTGTTTTGAATTGCTTAGCTTCATCACCACGTTCTTGCTCAAGTTTCTGCATGCTATCTGCAGTTAAGTCTTGACGGAAGAAGGGTGTGCCTGAAGGGAATACAGCGAGTAGGAGCGTAGCAGATAGATTGTTAATACCTGAAGCACCTACTGAAGAGTCGGGTATATAGACCTCTTCATGCATCTCTTGGTCATCCTCAGCATCAACATTAAGAAATAGATTAGGTATCGTAAAGCGTGCTGACTTAACAGCCATGGCTACGAAGGTAATACGAGCAGTCTTTAAGTTCTCATAGTCACCTGATATCTTACCTAATTGCATCTCATCTGTTTGATCTGTAGCTATCTTACCAGCCATTAGATGCCACCTAGAGCTACTGGAGCTTTCTTAGCATTAGGAGCAGCTGAAGTAGCACCTTTACCGATACCACCTAAGGATGCACCTCCAGTGATGCCTCCGAGAGAAGCTGAGGGAGTAGCTCTAAGAGCCTTCTTACCTTTAAGCCTCTTCTGGCGTGACGTCTCTTTGATGCCACCTAAGGACTGTGCGGTGTCTGCTTCACGGGATGCTGCACGTATGTTGAAGTCAGCTAACGCTTGAGCTTCTTTCTGCTCCTCGGCTGCTGCTTCTGCTTTACGTTCCTTCTTGCCACCTTCATGCTTTGCATGGGCTGCACCACCTACGGCTGCTGCTATAGTTGTGATTACTAATGGGGCTGCTGGTCCACACATAGCGTCTCCTTTATTCTTTTGGTTTAGTTGGTTTCTTAGCGGGCTTCTTCTTTGAGGCCTCTGCAAGTTTACCTTTGAGTATTGTAATTTCTAATGCCATTGCTGTCTTAGCTTCTCTGAACTCTCGACGCTCTTTGCATAATTCGCGTACTGCTCTATCACACGTCTCTATAGCCTCTGAGCGATCTTGCTCGGCCTTAGACATACGTTGATTGAGGGCTACATGCTCCCGTGATATACGCTTCATCTGGTGCTGCATCTTCTTAGCGGGGTTACTGTTACCAAATGGATCATCTGCAGGGTTAGCCCTCTGCTTCAATATGCTGCCACCCTTAGGGCCTGTCATAAGGTTTGTAGGCGCTTGGCTCATTGCTTCTGTTTCCGTAAGTGTACGAGAGCTAAGATAGGCAGTACCAATGGTGAGAGCACGACACCAAAGAGGAAGCATACAGCCTCTTCTAGGGTCTTGTAGCCATACTTACCGAAGTTCACTAGGTTCTTGAGTTTGCTATCGAGGAAACCTAATGATACCTCTTTTAATATTGTCTT